TGCAAAACAAACAAAAATAGATTCAGCAATCTATATTTAGTGTAATCAGCGTACCCGAGTGCGGATAGGGTAAAGGATGTCAGTAAAAGGCATCCTACCGGACATAGCTCAGTCGGTTAGAGCGGCAGCCTTATAAGCTGTGTGTCACGGGTTCGATTCCCGTTGTCCGGATTGTGGGATACTGCAAGGTTCCTCCTTTTCTTATAAATTTTGATTGTGTATTTGGTTATTTTGGTTTTTGTTGGCGTTATTAATTCTTTCAGCAGTAGTCCTAAATTCTTAGCATCCAGAGATAGGTGCTTTTATTATGTTACAAAGGTGGTGAGTCGGATGGCAAAAGGTAAATATCAAGAGTGGCTAGAGCCGGAAGGCTTGCTGAAGATAGAGGGATGGGCGAGAGATGGTCTGACGGACGAGCAGATTGCAGGTAATATCGGGATTTCCAGAAGCACATTAAATAGCTGGAAAGACAAGTATTCGGACATTTCGGACACCCTAAAAAGAGGAAAAGAGGTTGTCGATCGTCAAGTCGAGAATGCTTTGCTAAAACGTGCGCTTGGATATGAGTACACGGAAACGACCAGGGAATACATACCGGAACTTGATGAGATGAAAACTACGAAAAAGGTCACAAAGCAAGTAGCGCCGGACACTACAGCCCAGATCTTCTGGTTGAAGAACCGGAAACCGGACAAGTGGAGAGATAAGCAGGAATATGAAGATAGGACAGCGATTGAGAAGCTGGATGAAATCTTGAAAGGATTGCATGACAATGCAGCTAAGCAAGAAACAGAATGAATACATCATAAACGCAACTCATAGATGGAATATCAAGTCCGGAGCGGTTCGTTCTGGAAAGTCTTTTGTTGATACTGCTTATATCGTGCCTAAAAGAATCCGAGAGAGAGCTGGACTTCCCGGCTTAAATGTAATCATGGGTGTCTCCAAAGAATCCATAGAGCGAAACGTCCTACAGCCAATGAGAGAAATCTATACCAGCGACCTTATCGGGAACATTAACAACCGGAATGTAGCCAGAGTATGCGGAGAGGATGTTTATTGTCTCGGAGCGGAAAAGGTCAGTCAAGTCGCAAAGATACAGGGAGCGTCCATCAAGTATTGTTACGGGGATGAGATTGCAAAGTGGAACAAAGAAGTATTCCAGATGCTGAAATCACGTCTTGATAAGACGTATTCCTGTTTTGATGGAGCTTGCAACCCGGAGAATCCGACACATTGGCTAAAAGAATTTCTCGACAATAAAAAATTAGATATCTATTTGCAGAGATACACGATTTTCGACAATCCGTTTCTGGCTCCAGATTTCGTGGAGAAGCTCTGCATCGAATATGACGGTACCGTTTATTATGACCGGTTGATTCTTGGTCTATGGAAACGAGCAGAGGGAGCGATTTACCGCAAATTTGCAGACCATCCGAAAGATTTTGTCAAAGAGCCGACTGCATCCGATCTGACAGAGATTGTCATTGGCGTGGACTTTGGTGGTAATAAGTCTGGTCATTCTTTCGTGGCAAGAGGGTATGACCGAGACAACAACGTGTATGGATTAAATAGTGTCAGACACATGAACAAGGATTTTAAGGACGGAATTGATTCAAACATCCTGAATGATCTGCTTATCAAATTTGTGAACGAGGTGCAAGAAAAGTATGGAAAAGTCGACTTTATCTATTGGGACAATGCAGAGACTACGCTCGGCCAGAGTATCCGAAACGCTATGCTCAAAGCTAATCCAGCCACGATTGTAAGACCGGCCAAGAAAATCAGAATAAAAGACCGAATTGAATGCGTCTTAAAGCTCATGGGGGCTGGGCGCTTTTTTATTACAAACGACTGCGAAACATTATCTACCGCACTGCAAGAAGCGGTGTGGGATGAGAAATCTATGAAAGATGATCGACTGGATGACGGTAGTAGTGATATTGATACACTGGATGCATTTGAGTACACGATAGAACGCGACATTAAAATGCTGACAGAGTGAGGTGCAAGATGTTTAAGTTTATTAACAAGGTTATTACAGGAGTGTTTAACATGATAAGCAGAACCACGATGAAGCAGGTGTTGAGAGAATCTCCTGCAATTACAAGCACAATGGTGCAGAAAATAAATGAATGGAACAGCATGCTCTCTGGGAATGCAGACTGGTGCAAGGATTATGTGAAGTCCCTGAGGATTGAACAGGGGATATGTAGAGAGTTTGCGGATGTAGTCTTGTCAGAGATGGAAATTAAAATCTCAAATGACAAGCTCCTGAAGCTGTTTGAGAGCACCACGGAGAGCCTGAACGAAAACTTGCAGGACGGTCTAGGGCTTGGATCTTTTTGTTTAAAACCGCTTGGAAATGGACAAGCGGAGTTTGTAACAGCAGACAAGTTCATCCCGGTGAGCTTTGGAAATGATGAGAAGCCGAACGATATCGTCTTTCTGGACTTCCGGGATATTGACGACTCAAAGTACTATGTACGATTGGAGCGGCACAGTATTAAGAATGGATTCCTTGAGATCACGAACGAAGCATACAGTTCATCTACCAGATATGGATTTGACCGTAAAATCCCGTTGGAAAGCCTAGAAGCATGGAGAGGACTGCCGGAGCACGTAGCATATCCAGGAGTGAAAGAAATGGATTTTGGATATTACCGGAATCCGATCAAGAACAGGATTGATGATACGCCTTGTGGTGCGTCTATTTTTGATTATGCGATCGATTTGATCCGGAAAGCGGACGTGCAGAGTGCAAGGATAGACTGGGAGTTTGAGTCTGGTGAGAGGGCGATTCATGTGGATGCTGCGGCTATCAAGCGAGAGTCAGACGGACAGAATGGCGTATCCAAGTTAAATAAAAGATTGTACCGAGGAATTGACGGCGAAGAGGGATTTTTCAAAGAATTTTCACCGGAGCTTAGAGACCAGAACTTGATTAACGGTCTCGAGAATTACTTTAGACAGATCGAGTTTGTAGTTGGTCTTGCGTTCGGCGATTTAAGCAATCCGCAGAGCGTGGATAAGACAGCAACAGAGGTTAAAGCGTCAAAAAACCGGAAATACAATCGTGTCAAAGCAATCCAAGATAACTTACGAGATTGCTTAGAGGATTTTGTGAGAGGTCTGGCGTTCCACGAAGGAATGCTTCATTCAGGATATGAGTTTATCTGCAGTTTTAAAGACTCAATTCTGACAGATGAGGAAACGGATCGTCAGTTGATGCTAAATGAGATAGCAGCCGGAATCAGATCACACTGGGAGTACAGGGTTCGATTCCTCGGGGAGGATGAAGAAACTGCAAAAGCGAATGTGCCGGATCAAGGTGGAGTAATGGAGTGATAGGTAATGGATAAGCCAGATGTCGTAAAAATGTCTCTCAGAATGGAATCTATCTGGATGGATGCTGAGAACCGGATCATACAGGATATCGTTCGCAGGATACGCAAGACCGGAAAGATCACATCCACTGCCGATTACCAGATTAACAGACTGGTGGAGATGGGAAAGAGCACAGAAGAGGTGGAAAAAATCCTACAAGATGCTCTTAAAGCCACTTATCCAGAGATGTTTAAGCTGTATGACGAGATAGCGGAGTGGCAGTATGTAAGGGATAGGGACTTATATGAGCAGATCAACCGGGAATTTATTCCGGCAGAGGAAAACGAACAGCTCAAACAGGTGTCGCAGGCCGTCAGGAAGCAGACACAGGACAAGTTGCATAACCTTGCAAGGTCTTATGGATTCTCGGTCTTAATGGGTAATCGTCGCGTATTTATGCCGTTTTCGGAGTATTACCAGCGATATGTCGATATGGCAATCACAGACGTGATAAGCGGTGCCTTTGATTACAACACAGTCATCCGTAGAGTTGTTACACAGATGACGAACAGTGGCTTAAGGACTGTAGACTACGCCACCGGACACAGCAACAGAGTACATGTGGCAGTGCGAAGAAGCGTATTGACTGGAGTATCGCAGATCACAGGAGAAATGAACAGGATCAATGCTGACAAGCTTGGCACGAATTATTACGAGGTAGACTGGCATCCAGGAGCCAGACCGGAACACCGGAAGTGGCAAGGAAAAGTGTACAGCAAAGAAGAACTGGCGTCTGTGTGCGGTCTTGGAACTGCTACTGGCCTACAAGGAGCTAACTGCTACCACGATTATTACCCATTTGTAAAAGGAGCGTCTGAACGGCAGTGGACGGATGAATGGTTAAAAAAGCAGAATGCCATAGAAAACAAAACAAAGAGGTGGCAAGGTAAAGAGTTGGATGCTTACGGAATTACACAGCAACAGCGAAGAATGGAAACCGCAATGAGAGCGCAGCGGTCTAAGATCATGGCACTCAAGACTGCCAGAGCAGATCCAGACAATATATTGACCATGAGAGTAAAATACAAAGCCCAACTGTACGAATACACAAAGTTCTGTCGGAAGATGGGCGTAGAACAACAAAGAGAACGGATATACATGGATATGTTAGGGAGAGTCGCATAGGCGGCTCTTTTATTTTGTCCTGCCAGATGACGAGAAACTGGGTACTTACTTGAGACATGTGGTGCGACCACGAGAAAAAGCGAAGCGAAAGGAAGATGAAACATGAAAAGAGAGTTTTTAGAAGAAATGGGATTGGAAAAAGAACAGATTGATAAGATTCTGGACGCCAATTCCACAGATGTCGGTAAAGCAAAAAAAGATTATGACAACATCAAATCGGAGCTTGACACGACAAAACAGCAGCTTACAGACGCAAACACAGCCATTGAGGGATTCGGAGACTATGAAGAAATCAAAGGTCAGGTAGCCGATTACAAAGCAAAATACGAAGCATCCGAAGCAGAGAAAGCGCAGATTAAACAGGATTATGAGTTTAACGGAAAACTTGAAGCCGCAGCTAAGAAGCACGGTGCAAGAGCTTTAAAAGCGGTTCTTCCGTACTTAAAAACGGATGATCTGAAAGCATCCAAAAATCAGGATACGGATATTGAAAATGCATTCAAAGACCTGAAAGAGAACGAAGAAAGCAAATTCCTGTTTGCGGATGATGAACCGATTAAAAATCCAGTGCTTGGAAGCGGAGCCGAGAAGCCAGGTGCGTTTGATGCGGTAGCTGCTGCTATGGGACTCACAGAAAAAGATTTTAAATGATAAGGAGATAAGATATGCCAAATTCAATTACGCTTAGAAAACAGTATTCTACGATGCTCGACCTCGTGTATAAGAAAAGTTCACTGACATCTATCTTAGATGGCCCGAGTGAGCTGATCCGAGAGGGAGCAAATGCAAACGAAATTTTGATTCCGAAAATGTCCATGCAGGGACTTGCAAACTATGATAAGTCCTCTGGATACGTCAACGGTGATGTAACTCTGGACTACGAGACAGTTAAATGCGACTACGACAGAGGTCGTAAATTTAATGTAGATGCAATGGATAATATTGAGTCTGCTGGCGTAGCATTTGGACGTCTTGCAGGGGAGTTTATCCGCACGCAGGTAGTGCCCGAGTTGGATGCATGGAGATTTTCCAAGTATGCACAGATTTCTGGTATCACAACAGCAGAAGGCGCACTGAACGATGGAAAAGCAGCACTTGCAGCGTTAAGAGCCGCAAGAAACGCGATCGAAGATGCAGAGGGAGATGTATCTACATGCTATCTGTTTATCAATCCAGCATTGGTTGGAATGGTTGAAGACTTAGATACAACTGCATCCAGAAGAGCATTGGAAGGATGGGCTGGAATCGTGAAAGTACCGTCCGCAAGATTTTACACAAAAGTTGACTTGACAGCAAACGGAGCTGGTGGATTCGCTAAGAATTCAGACGGAAAAGCAATCAACTTTATGGCAATTGACCGGAACGCGGCTATCCAGTACCAGAAACACACAGTTCCGAAGATTATTTCCCCAGACCAGAACCAGGCTGCTGATGCTTATATGTACGCATACAGAACAGTCGGAATGTGTGATGCCTACGAAAATAAAGTAAAAGGAATTTACTGTCATCACGTGGGGGAATAGCACCCCCTGAAGATCTCGCCTTGGTAGGCAGGGGGAAAGTTGGAAAGGCAAAAGTAGGTAAAGCAAAATAGCGAGGTGATAGTATGGCGTACACAAAGAAAGACTGGGAAGACGGAGAAGTAATTACAGAAGCAGCAATGGACAACATTGAGAACGGCGTATCTGCAAATGATACAAAAAATATACAGCAGGACGGAAAAATCAGCGAGATCGAGGGAAAACTCGTTAATGCGGTTGCCGGATCTAAAGATGGTTTGATGTCTAAAGAGGACAAAACGAAATTAGATGGCATTGCAGCACAGGCAAATAAATACACTCTTCCAGCGGCGAACAAAACAACGCTGGGCGGTGTGAAACAGATGGCTTTGATTGCAGATTTGTCCACAGAAACAACAACTGACCTGAAAAATAAAATCAATGAGATTCTTGCGGAGATGAAAAAACAGGGGATTATGGCGAATCAGTAAGGAGTACACATGTTAGTAGATTACAAATACTACATTGAGGACTTTGGTGGAGAGAAAATCTCCACTGAGTCCGCGTTTAAAAAGACTCGTGATCTTGCGGATGTTTATATGTATGATTTCACGTCCGGAAGAGCAGAAAGCGACACGGAAAATGAGCACCGTATCAAATCGTGTCTTTGTGAGATGTGCGATGTCATCTATAATTTGACAGCAAATGACGGAAAGATCGTAAAATCCGAAAATACAGACGGGTACTCTGTGTCTTATGTAACAGAGCGTATTGACGGACAGGATGCGGAAAAAGTGCTTGAGAATAAGCTGTACCGGATTGCGAAAGTCTATCTCGGTAATACCGGCTTACTGTATCGCGGAGTATGCTAACAAATTCAGACGCCACCCTGTACAGCCGGAAGTATAACCCGTCTACTCGGCTGGATGAGTGGGAACGAACCTACATCCCGGAAGTGTGGTGGTACAAAAACGAAAAGTCGCAGATCACGACAGATGGATTAAAACAGGCTGATACGTACACAATCAGGATCTCTGACACGAGCGTAGCAATAAAAAAAGACGATTACCTTGTCAAAGGAGATTGTCAGATTGTGATGCAGACAATCAAAGACTTGGACGGATTTGACAAGACCAGAGTCACATCCGTAAACTACAACGCATTCGGCGGCAATCCGCATATTAAGGTGGTGGGAGTGTAATGGCAAGAGGAAAGAAAAAATTCCAGATTGAGACGCCGAGAGGTAAGATATCAACTTACACGATTTCCAAGGGAAATTTGAAAGGAAGGACAATAGCGAGACTCGACTGGAATCCGAACTTTAGACCGAATATGGAATCCGGTTTCGCAAACGCACAGTCTTTTGTTGATTCTGAATGCGTAAGAAGAATGGCGCCTGAAACACCAAAGAGATCCGGCGTTTTAATTAAATCTGCAACACTTGGAACAGTGATCGGAAGTGGAGAAATTAACCAGATCGCACCTTATGCACGTAGACAATATTATGAGCATAAGGAAAAATCACGATGGTTTGAGCGAATGAAAAATCGTCACAAAGACTCTATCCTGAAAGGAGCGGCTAAGTATGTCAAATCTCATTGACAGCGTCAGATCATATATTCTCACATGTCCGTTTTTAAGTGATGGACGTGTGAACGTGGACTACATTGGAACGGATATGGGGTACTCTGTTGACCCTCTCCCTTGCGATCCGATCATGCAGAGATACATGGACGGTGGGGCAAAGAAGCAGTTCCAATTCGCATTTACAAGCCAAGAAGAATATGACCAAGACGCGCGAATTAACATTGAAAACAGTGGATTCTTCCAGAGCTTCGAAGAGTGGTTGGAACAGCAGAGTTTCAATAATAACCTGCCGGAGCTTGGAGAAAAGAAGAACCCAATATCAATTGAAACTTTAAACAGCGGTTACTTGTACGATATGAACGGTGAAAACGCAAAGTATCGTATTGAGTGCCGCTTAATTTATACACAGGAGGTATAAGTATGTCAGGAACAGCACCAAAATTAGTAGGCAGACATTTGCGTGTGGCATTCATGAACACGGATGCAACGGGCAGCTCTCCGAAATTTGAAAGAATGACCAATTTTACCGCAATGACAAACGGGAAAAACCCGAAAGAGTATTCCAGACAGTACGTGGATGAAAGCACCGAGAGATCAGATGTAGTTGGATATGCTCCGGCTACAGAGTACTCTTTTGATATGTATGCAGGGAATCCTGTACATGAGCGAATTGCAAAAATCCATGACGGTGAGAAAGTTGCGGATGATGCACATGTGGAAGTGGTCACGGTGGATTTTTACAAAAAGAACACGGAAGGTGACAAGTGTTACGCAACAAAGAGAACTTACGCAGTTATCCCGGATTCGGACGGAGATGGAACAGACGCATTGGTTTACAATGGATCGCTGAAAGCTGTATCCGATCTTGAGGAAGGATACGTTACGGAAACTGACATTACATCCAAGACAGTTACTTACGCCAAGGGAGATTACATGGGGGAGTAGCTGCCGCCGATTTTAAGGCGGTAAAAAATACGAGAAAGAATAAGAGAGTGAGCCAATGAACCAGTGGAAATGGAACGATGTAGAACTTGAAATAGATATGGATGACGTAGAGTTTTTGGAAAGATACGAAAAAGTATTTGAAAGCATTGAGCCGAGAGAGAAGAACCTTGAAAAGGTTGGGAAGATATCGGAAATAACCAGAGAATATTGTTTGTTGTTTTATGATATTTTTGACGGAATTTTCGGGGAAGGTACTTCTGAAAAACTTTTTGACGGGAAAATGAATTTGAGAGTTTGCGAAGAGTGCTATGATTCGTTCATTGCTGTATGTGAAAAAGAAATCAATGCCGTAAATAAGAGACGGAACTCTGTTGTTAGCAAATACACACCGAATAGAGCACAGAGACGGGCGAAGAAATAATGAACTTTTTTTATGAAGAGTTACCGAGCACAGTAAATGTAAGAGGGGAAAATATCAAGGTTATTACGGATTTCCGTGAATACATCAGGCTTTTGGACATGTTGAAAGACCAAGAGCTTGATGCTCTCCAAAAATTCGCGATCATACAGCAGTATTTTATTGATGATGTAGTTGCAGATGAAGAAGCTATAAGCGCATTGTCCCACTTTATAACGATGGATACAAACTGTGCAAAGGTTGCGGAGACAGGTGATTGTGAAGAACCGCAAGAAAAGTTGCAAGAAAAGCCGAAGAAAAATTTATTCTCGTACTCCATTGATTATCCATATATATTATCCGGCTTTCTCAGAGATTATGGAATTGATTTAATCGACATTAAATATATGCATTGGTGGAAATTCCGGATGCTTTTTGATGGTTTGTCTGACGATACAGAGATTAAACAGCGAATAATGTACCGCAGTGTTGATTTATCGGAAATTAAAGACAAAGAAGAGAAAAAACGAATTAAAAAGATCCAGAAATCAATTCAATTGCCATCTGAGAGCCTGACGGATTATGATATCGGAAATGCTTTTATGTGAGGTGACAGATGAGTTGTAAAATTAAAAAACCATCACTTGAGAGAAAGTGGTATAAGTGTCCTTTTTGCGGGTGCAAGCTATTGATTTATAACAACAATTCCGTTTGCACCAATGCATTTATCAAGTGCCGGACGTGCAAAAAAGAAGTAGAGATTAAGATTTAAGCACTTTAAATTGAGCCATTGAGCCTGTGCTATTCATAAAGGAGGGATAGTATGGGTTATGATGGCTCATTAAAATTTAACACAGAAATAAACGAATCCGGATTCAATTCAGGAATTTCCAAACTTGGCAGCGTTGCAAGCGGAGGATTAAAAGTGATTGCCGGATCAGTAGCTGGCGTTGCTGCAGCATTTGGAGCGGTGTCAAAAATGTCTCTTGATTCCGTTGCGAGTCTTGAGCAGAACATAGGCGGTGTCGAGACGCTGTTTAAAGATAGTGCGCAGACAGTGATCGATAATGCGAACAATGCGTATAAGACAGCTGGCGTATCTGCAAATAAGTACATGGAGACTGTAACAAGCTTTTCTGCATCACTTTTACAGGGACTCGGAAACAATACCGCAGAAGCCGCCAGAATAGCAGACATGGCAATGGTAGACATGTCAGACAATGCAAATAAATTTGGTTCCAACATGACGGATATCCAAAACGCTTATCAGGGATTTGCGAAGCAGAACTACACAATGTTGGATAACCTGAAACTTGGATATGGTGGAACGCAGACTGAAATGATCCGCTTGATTAACGACAGCGGCATTCTCAACGAAAAAATAGAGAATCTTGACAATGTGTCGTTCGACCAGATCATTCAGGCAATCCACAAGATTCAAGAAAATATGGGTATTGCCGGAACGACAAGCGAAGAAGCATTGACTACCATAGAGGGTTCTGTGCAATCCGCAAAAGCGGCGTTTGATAACTTTTTGAATGGTTCAAGTTCACCTCAGGAGTTGGCAGATGCTGTAAAGTCCGCAGCTGAAAATATAACAAATAATTTGATGCAGATCGTCCCAAGACTTGCAAAAGAACTCCCAGAAGTCGGAAACCTGTTGATGGAAAGTCTTTCGCAGTCACTTAACTCCGGAAAACTCGGAGAAATGATGCAGATAGGTGGACAAGTCATTTCCAACATAACAACGGGAATTATACAAGCATTGCCCGGAATTGTGACTGCATCAGCACAGATTATAAGTTCGTTTGCAGAAAATATCAGCACAAGTATACCGCAACTGTTGTCGTCTGGGATCCAGATCATACAGGCAATAATAAGCGGTATGATGCAGGTATTGCCGTCTGTCGGCTTGCTTATAACTCAGCTTATTACAACTCTATACGAGCAGATAACATCGCAGGGGCCAAGTCTGCTGCAGCAAGGCTATGAATTGTTAAGCAATCTGATTGACGGATTTGTAAAGGCAATTCCAGAAGCGTTGCCGAAAGTGCTTGATTTTATACAGGGCATCGGAGAAAAACTTGCAGAAGCTGCACCTGTAATGATTCAAAAAGGTTTTGAGTTGCTACAGAAATTGGTCGAGGGAATCGTAACCGCAATACCGATATTGATTGAGCGAGTCCCAGAGATTATTTCTACATTTGCAAACATTATTAACGACAATTTTCCAACAATTCTTATGAAGGGCGCGGAATTACTTGGACAGTTGGCACTCGGACTTATCCAGGCAATACCAACTCTGATTGCAAACATTCCGCAGATTATAGCAGCTATTGTTGACACACTGATGGCATTCCAGTGGCTGAACCTTGGTAAAACCATTATAACCGCACTGGGAAATGGAATTAAGTCTATGGTCGGATTCGTGAAGCAATGCGGGGAAAGTATATTGGAAGGAATTAAGACTTCTGTACAGAATTTACCAAATACATTGATGAACATAGGAAGAACTGCAATGTCGGGACTTGGAAATGTTATATCGTCAGCTGTAGGTTCTCTTAAAGGTGCAGCTTCAAACATTGTAAACGCCATTGTAAGCACGATCTCTTCTATTCCGGGACAGATGGCTTCTATCGGAAGCAATATCGTCCAGGGATTGTGGAATGGTATTTCGAACATGACAGGATGGATTATTGACAAAATTGGAGGTTTTGCAAGCAGTGTAGTTTCATCCATTAAGGATTTCTTTGGCATTCATTCCCCGTCCAGAGTTATGCGAGATCAGGTTGGTAAGTACCTTGCGATGGGAGTCGGTGCCGGATACGAAGAGTACATGCCGTACAAAGAGATGAAAAAAGTATCCGGTAAGGTGGTGTCTCAGTTGTCTGCATCTGTGAGCGGTATAACGTTATCAGTGCCGGAAAGTGCTGGAAGTCAAACTTACCAGAAAAGCGTTGGAATCCGGAAGTCTGAAAATAACAACGAGCTACTCTACGCAGTAGATCGTCTATCCAGACTTGCCAACAGACCACTAGAGATTGTTAATAAAATTGACTCTGTAGAGACATCCAGAGTACTTGCAACACCAATGGAAAAACAAATAGAAAAGAATTCAAGTTTTCGGAAGATGTTAGGAGGGGATAGAAATTGAGCCTATCAGTAAAATTTGACGATCAGGAACTCGGGCGATACTTAAGTGTATTGTCCGGGTTCTCTCCGTTTAGTGGAGTAAATAGAGAGTCAGGACTTCTTGACGGAGCAGAAAGTGCAAAAGGAGAGGATTTTGGCTATACAACATATAAATCAAAGACGCTTGAAATGCCATTTGAAATTAAAGGAGACATCTTAGCAAGCTATGACGCGATTCAGAAAATCCTAAACGTCACAGAGCCGAAAAAACTTGTTTTTGGGAATTATCCAGATCGCTACTTTTATGCGATACCGGACGGAAACCTTGATGTGACACAGGTTGCGATTTTTGGGAAAGGCACAATCACTTGGCTTATCCCGGATGGGGTAGCGTACTCTGTCGGCGAATTTGAATTTGACGGTGTACAGCAAGACGGCTACCAGACCATTACCATCCAAAACAACGGCACCGAATGGGCAGACGTGGACTACGAGATCACGCACCAGCACGAAAACGGATTTATCGGACTTGTGAGCCAGTATGGAGTGATCCAGCTAGGCAAGCAAGAAGAGGCGGACGGAGAGAATTACGAAGCATCTGAAGAACTGTTTAACGGTTACAGTCTGTTTCAAGACGATCATGGGACCTCTTATCAGAATCCGGAAAACACCACACAGGGAACACTTGAAGTCAAGAATGTTGCTGGATACAATGTGATGGCATTAAAAGGTGGACAAGCAACATCCGGATACTGGAACGGTGGAATGAAAACCCTTACTATCCCGGTGGACAGCGAGGGCAGACGTGGAGCGAAGAACTTTTACTGTTACACCCAGCACTGGTTCGAAACCGGCTTGATGGGGCAGACAGGAGCACAGACCATTGCATTCCTGACTGGAGATAACAAGGTGATATGCGCCATGTCTATTAACAAGAGTGATACGGTTGGCAATACGGCACATGTGGACTGGTTCGCACCACAAAACAAGAAGATCAAGACACTGGATTTCCAGCCGACAGCTTATGAGGGAAACCCGTTTAATTTAAAGATGGGTGGCGGGCATAATGATTTTTTAAAAGAGGGTGACAGGCTACGGATCTTTTGGTACGGTCAGTATTATTACTTTACTATCCCGGAGATTAAAGACATGGTGTGTGAGAAGATACAGGTCTGGATCGGGCAGTGGGGAAGTAGAGATCTTGGAAATCAGCTGGTCACACACAATTATTTAAAAAGTATCTGGTTCCGCAAAGATAACGTGGAAAAATACAGAGATGTGCCGAACCGGTATCGTGCCGGTGACGTGGTGTCTATAGATGGAGAGAGTACAAAGGTCTATGTAAACGGGATGCCGGCAA